AAGCAAAAATAATGCGCTTTTAGGTCGCTTAAAAGCGAAAGGTAAAATCAAAACCGTTTCTGGTGGTCGCACAATCGTCCAAGAAATGGAATACGCTGAGAATGGTACTTTCAAGCGTTACTCAGGGTATGAGTCTTTGAACATTTCCCCAAGTGATGTGTTCACGGCGGCGGAATATAACTACGCTCAAGCAGCGGTCGCGGTTTCTATCTCTGGTTTAGAGATGATCCAAAACTCTGGTGAGAATGCCATTATTGATTTGTTAGAAAGCCGTATTTCTAACGCTGAAAAAACAATCACTAACAACATTGCGTTGGATTGTTACTCAGACGGTACGGCAGACGGCGGTCGTCAAATTGGTGGTTTGCAGTTATTGGTTTCCTCTAACCCAGGCACTGGTACTGTAGGCGGTATTGATCGTTCACAGTGGGCTTTCTGGAGAAATAAAAAATTCTCTGGCTTGGCCGATGGCGGTGGTGCGGTTACTTCTGCGAACATTCAGTCTTACATGAACCGTTTATACCTTCAATTGGTACGCGGTGCTGATCAGCCTGACTTGATTGTAGCGGATAACAACTTCTATCGTTTCTATCTTGAGTCACTCCAAGCAATTCAACGTATTCAATCCTCTGATACTGCTATGGCAGGGTTCAATGGGTTAAAATACATGAATGCAGACGTGGTTCTTGACGGTGGTTACGGTGGTGGCGCTCCAACTTCAAGCATGTATATGTTGAACACGGATTACATCTATTTCCGTCCGCACTCTGATCGTTTCTTCGTCCCATTAGGTGATGATCGTTTCGCAGTGAACCAAGACGCAATGGTTAAGTTAGTCGGCTTTGCTGGCAACATGACTGTTAGTAACTCGTTTTTACAGGGCGTTTTGAGCGCCTAACCTTAAGGCGTTCTTACTGCTCATTTAACGCCTTCACGTAAGGCAAAGAGGATTTAATCATGGCTTATATTGCATCTGGCGCCCTTGCGGGTCTGGTCGATTTAACAACGGTAGATAACACTGGCCCCGGCCCATTTAACTTGGCGGGCGGAGGTACGACTCTCGGTCGTCAGTCTTACTACTTTCAAACTGTTCCTGCTGTTGATAACAACTTGGGTGGCGGCGAATTCATTTACGCCAAAAACTCAACGGCTAACGTAGCGGGTGCGGCAATTTCATCCATTACCACAGCGGCTAACACAAGCATCGCGACTGTAACCACGGGTTCTGCTCACGGCTTACAGGCAGGCGCTCAGGTAATTTTCACAGGCCAAACTCCATCCAACTATGTTGGTACTTGGAAGATCTTGACCGTTCCGTCAACCACTACTTTCACGTTTGACTCAGGAAGTGTGAACGCAGGCGCATCTACCGTTCAAGGTACTTATACCTACGGCGCATTGTTTCCCGGCGTTTTAGTTTCTTTCTCAAGCGCTTTAACCAGTGGCGTGAATATCGTTTCTGCAGGTATCGCTGCTTCAACTGCGGGTACAGGAACCTCTTTGGGTGTTGCTCAAACTGGTTTGCTTGTTAACCAGTGGGGCTGGTTCCAAACCAAAGGTATCGCCATCGTTAACACGGCGGGCGCTCCTGCTATCGGTAACCCTGCTGGTTTGGGTACTGCTGGCGCGATCACTCCAACCTTGGCAGCGGGCAAGCAAATCATTAACGCTACTTATGCCAGTGCTGTTTCGGCGGTGATTGGTAGCGGTACTGCTGCGCAAACCCTGACAGCAACCCAAGCGTTAGTAATGATCAATAACCCTTGTGTGCAAACACAAATCCTTTAAGAGGCTTAATGTATGGATTTTGCAACAGCTCAAGTGCATAAAAGTGGTAATTCACTCCATGTGTCACACGGCGATGATACTGGTTTATATGTAGAGTTCTACATGGAAGCCGAGTTTCAGTCTTTCAAAAGCGAAGAGGAAGGACGTCCGATCTATGAAGATGTTCCTTATGTCCGAATCATGTTTCCGGGTGACAACACCAAAAAGGTTGTCCGTCCTGCTAACCTGAAAGGAACTGATATGACACCGAGTGATTCACAACGCTGGCCTAAACAATGGGAAGCGTTTAAAAATCAATCGGTACAGTCTCACGAAGGAACACCCATTGATCAATGGCCGCCTCTGAGTAAATCAACTGCTCTAGGGTTAAAAGCAATGAACATTCACACCGTCGAGCAATTGGCTGGGGTGAGTGATACCGCTTTGACGTGGTTAGGTGCGAGAGATTTAAGAGAGAAAGCAAAAGCCTATATAGCCTCAGCAACAGACAGCGCGGCGGTGTTAAAACTTCAATCTGAAAATCAGAATTTGAAAGATGACATCGCCGCTTTAAAAGCACAATTCGCTGAACTTGCTGATAAGCGAGGAAAGCAAAAAGAGGTGAACTAAGATGCCACAACGTCTAGTTAAAATGGTGAACGCTGGTTTATCTGCTGGTACAGCGGCGATGATCGGCGGTGATATTCAAGACAACGTAACAGCAACAGGTACAACACAAGCAACGGCGGCTCCTATTTATGGGGATAACGTTATTGTGACGACTACTCCGGCGAGTTCTGGGGTGATATTTTCAGGCGCTTCATTAAGTGCTGGAGATATCCTTCAGGTTTATAACTTGGGTGCTAACGCCTTGTTAGTTTATCCGGTAGTGGGTTCGACTATAAACGCTCTGGCAGTGAATGCAGGGTTTTCAGTGGCCGCGGGTAAAGCTGCATTTTTCACTGTTCGCGCTAACTCTACGACTATGGTTGCAGGCTTAAGTGCTTAATACGGGGCTTCGGCCCCTTTTTATAGGTGATCTATGCAGCCTCTTGCTACGATATTAAACACGGTTTGCGATGAGATAGGTCTGCCAAGGCCAGCTCAATATATCTCAAGCGTTGACCCTACTGCACGACAATTGGTTGCTTTGGCTCAGCGCGAAGGCAATGAATTATCCATGCGTCCGGGGCCATGGGAAGGCTGGCCTGTACTTCGAAAAGAATATACCTTCCAGATTCAATCAACGGGATTAATCCCTAACTGCTCTTATGCGAGCGGCTCAAATATTATTACGATCGGAACGCCACCAACTCAAGCCCCTCAAGTAGGTTGGGTCTTGTCTATCTCTGGCGGATCGAATGCAACGGGGTTTGGTTACCCTACGACTGTCACGAACGTGGCAGGAAGCTCGATTACTGTTTCGAGTACAGCCACGCTCACCACGTCAAATATTAGCGTAGCGTTTGGGAAAGATAACTATTCGATCCCTTCTGACTATCAGCACATGATCAACCAATCACAATGGGATCGTGGCTATAGATGGCAGATGCAAGGATCTATGTCTGCGCAAGAATGGCAAGTGTTAAAATCTGGCCTGAGTCCAACGGGGCCTCGTCGTCGCTTCAGAATGATGGGCGGCTTAATGTACATTGATCCGGTGCCCTATGATTCTAATACGATTGCTTATGAGTATTATTCTAACGCTTGGTGTACGTCTTCCGGTGGCACTCCTCAAAGTTCTTGGCTTGCTGATACTGATCTTCCTGTGCTTCCTGATGATCTGTTTATTCTGGGTGTTAAGTGGAGGATCCTTGCAGCTAAAGGCATGGACTACGACCAAGAATACAAAACCTACGAAGACATGGTTCAAAGCATAATGGGCCGAACAGCGGGCGCGAGAATACTTCCTCTCAATAATACTTCGAGCGGCGTTACTTTAATTTCAAATGCTCAAATACCTGACACAGGAATGGGTCGTTAATGAAATTGCCCAATAGATCAAGAGTTTCACGCTCAAGGGTAGCTCAAGCGGTGTCCATTCCCGCGCCTGTTGGAGGGTTAAATAGCAAAGATTCCATTGCTAATATGCCTCCTACTGATGCGTTTATCATGGATAACTGGTTTCCTACTGCGTCAAACGTAGTATTAAGAAATGGGATGTCCGCTTATAAGACTGGATTTGCTGCTGCGATTAATACCCTAGCAACTTACAATGGATTAACCACCACAAAGATGTTCGCCGCTGCGGGAACTGCTATCTATGATGCAACTGTACAAGGCGCTGTCGGTGCTGCTGTTGTCACAGGGTTAACGAGCGACAAATTCCAATACGTTAACATGGGCACGGTGGGCGGCCGATTCCTCTGTATGTTTAATGGAGCTGATAATGGTCAATATTATGATGGCGCTGCGTGGATAAATGTTTCGATTGGCGCAGGCGCGACTCAGATTGCGAACGTCGATCCTAAAAATATCATCAACGTGAACATCTTTAAAAACAGAATGTTTCTCGTTGAGAAAAACACTGCGAACGTTTGGTATCTACCACTTAATGCAATTTACGGGGCGGCATCGAAATTAGACTTTTCCAGCTTATTAAACTTTGGCGGCAATATCTTAGCTATGACTACGTGGACAGTCGACAACACAGCGGGGATGCAGGAGTACGCGGTTTTTATCTCAAGCATCGGGGAGGTTCTCGTTTACTCCGGATCTGATCCGGCAGTCGCAGCAAATTGGACATTAAGCAATAGATTCAACATTGGGCGCCCTGCTGGATATAGATGTTACGAAAGAGTGGGTTCTGATGTTGTCATCATGGGCGCTGACGGGCTTTTCCCATTGTCCAAAGCTTTAGTCACAGATCGCGCACAAACTCAATATGCTGTCACTGACAAAATTGTGACCAGTATCTCAAATGACTTTCAGGTTTATGGGAATAACTTTGGCTGGCAAGTATTGTTGTACCCTATTGGAAGCAAGCTTATAATAAATGTTCCCAATGGTATAGGGTCATATCAGTATGTCATGAACACTATCACCGGTGCGTGGTGTCGATTCACAGGCTGGACGGCAAGCTGTTTTGCCAGAATGAATGATGATTTATTTTTTGGTGGGACGACAGCAGTTTACCAATGTGATGACGGTGTTAGTGATAACGGTGCGCAGATTAACGGTGATTGCCAGCAAGCGTTTCAGTATTTTGGAAGCTCGAACCAGAAAAAGTTCACGATGGCGCGCCCCATACTTCAGACGAACGGCACTATTTTAGTGGGGTTTAACCTTAATTTAGATTTTGACCTGACTAAGCCAACGAATGTGGTTTCGGTTACGACAGCCGGAGCAACTTACTGGGGTTCGCCGTGGGGATCCCCTTGGAGTGCACAATTATCATTAAGTAAGAACTGGCAGTCAGTGGGTGGTTTTGGATTTTCAGCCGCGCCAAGGCTTTTGGCAAACTCAGCGAATGTAACAATTAGCTGGCAATCAACAGACATTGTTTTCGAAAATGGTGGCACATTATGAGTTTTTTATCGAGATTATCCAACGCCTTAAAACATCCAGAAACACCTTTAAAGAATGCGCCCAATAGTAAGGGCGATTTCATAGGAATGTTAAAGC